AAGGCTTGTAATTAGCTTGATATAAATTTATAGGTTTAAGAAGTGAAAAGTGAAAGGGAGGGAGTAATTGAACTCCTTCCCTTTTTGTTTAAAAATTTTGTATTATGGAAAAAGTGATTTTAAAAAGTCGGGTGTATAACAACCATAGAATTGTACTTAATGGTGGCCCGGTACAGTTTGTTAACGGTAGAGCGGAAGTATCGGAAGAACTCTATCAAGAAATAGTAAGCCGTAAACTTCCCGATATTTACAAGGAAGGTGAGGAACCGGAATTCAAAACACGCCTTGAAGAAAAACTTCGTTCGGAAGTGAAAGAAGGGAACAAGGAATATGAAGAGGAAATAAAACGTCTTAAGAATATCGTCGAGGCGCAGAAGGTTGAAATTTCCAAGAAAGAAAAGGAAATTGAAGTATGGAAGAAATGCGTCGAGGACTTGAAGGCAGGAAACAAGGAGACGCAGACAGTAGCCCCCGAACCGGAAACAAAGCAGGAAGTCTCTATTAAGGAAGAAGAGGACGACGAGGTAAAGACAGCTCTTAAGAAAATGAAGGTTGACGAACTGAAAGAGCTTGCAATGACAGAAGACGGAGGTTCTTTCAAGGAAGAAGACCTTAAAGGCAAAAAGAAAGAGGAAATTATAGATATGATTTTGTCTAAATAAAAATACTTTACAAGGATGGGTCAATTAACTTTTACGATAAAATACAAGAAAAATTCCGGACTTGTGCTGTCTGTAGCCGAGATATGGCAGACATACCTATATGGGATAACCATTGATGGAGGGCAGGGAGCATCATTTACGGACGAATCCATGCGTTTCTATATAGAATCAGCACAAAGAGAGGTTGAAAACTGGTTCAACTTGAAATTCTGTAAACAGTTAATTGACCAGTCTTTGACTTATTATCAGAAGGACTATTGGCAGCAATTCCCTATATTGTTCCCGTCATATCCGGTAAGGAAGCCGTTAAGCATGATTGGGATGCTCAATAAGATAGAACAGATTATATACCCCCAAGGATGGCTATCATGTCAATATGATAGCGGTATGGGACAAGGGAA